CGATACGCATTTTCCCGTTGACCACGGACAGGGTATTTCCACCTGCTCCCAGACGTAGCGTTAGAGCATACCCCCCGGAAGTATTATTATAAACCATATAAGTTTTTGATGTAGCTGGGAATTGAATAACGCGAGCAGCTGTTATTGTACCCGATAGAATAAGAGTATTTTGTCTGGCTTCGTTATTAGCCTGGGTTTGAGGACCATCCCCATTAGTAAGGGTGGTATCCGCATCAGTTAAGGTTTTTGCATAAACACCAGCGATGGAATATTCAAAAACTTGTGAAAAATTATTATTAGTGACTGTTCCCCATGTCCCTGACTCTTCGCCAGTTGCCATGAGTTCTGTTCGTAAACCTGTTGAATATGTTGCTGGCATAGCTTGTTTTTAACACCTTTTATTAATAAATGAAAACATTTTTATGCAGCCAATGATACATTTTTCCAATCCGTAGTTTGGCTGTCGTCTACGATGGACCAATTGGTTATTCTTAAACTACCCACTGAAGATGTCAACTGATTTCCAGTTGGCTCGACAAGAGCCCCTCCAGTAATAGCTTCATCTCCTACGCTAGCCGTAGCGCTCACGCCTGTGACCGCATACGTGGAAATAATAGTAACATCGTCAGTAGAAGCAGTTGCTTCTACTCCTGTAGGTTCAGCGGCAGCCGGAGCCGTTGCGTCTCCTACTGAAGCTGTGACAGATTGGCCAGTCGCAGCAGCATCGATAAAGATATTAATAGTAACATCATTAACGGTAGCGGTAACAGCGTGCTCTGGAGCAGCAACAATGGTAATATTGCCTTCCCCTGCAACCGAATAAGTTCCAATGGTAAAAGTGCCAACTAAAGAATCCGTAGTTTGATTAGCGTCTCCTGTTACCGAAGCAACATCCTCGACGCTTGCAGTGGCCGATTGGCCTGTTACACTTTGAGTAATTCCAACGGCGCCCCATTGCTGGTCTCCCCATCCAATGGCAGCTCCGGTATTGATATCAGTGTCCCGGTTCCAACCAGTAGTCCTGGTTCCTGTCTCTGTGGTATCTCCTAAACTTCCAGTCGCTTGTTGGCCTGTAACCGAGATGGTTTGGCCTGTAGATAAACTTGGATCTCCAGTGGTTGCTGTGGCAGATTGCCCTTCCGCATTAACTAAAGCAATTCCAGCTGCCGTTGCATCGCCAGCCGTTGCCGTTGCTGCTTGTCCGGTGACGAGAAGGAATTGATCCGTGACGACACTAAAACCAGTTCCAACAGTCGCGGTAGCGCTTTGTCCTGTGACACTAATTGGAGCATATTGGTTCCACGCTCCTGCGCCCCAAGTTTCGCGTCCCCAGCCTTGAATACTGGCCATCTAAAGCCTCCTAACTAGGCTATTCTTAAGATAGCACTATCGTCTTCAGCAGCAGGGAATGAAATAGTAAATGTTCCAGCAGTGGAAGACTTAACTCCTCCAAAATCTAGAATACACACAGCAGCGTTAGTTGTAAGACCCGTTACCGTAGAGTTATTATAAATTACCGCAGCCTGGGCAGAAATAGTTGCACTTGTAAAAGAGACATCGGCAAAATCAACAATAGCAGTTGTATTATCTAATTTCGGAAATGTCGATTCGACAGTAGCAGCTCCTCCGCCAGCAGTGTAAGTCCCAGAATTTCCAACTTCATCAGTAGTTTCATATATCGTTGTTGTATTATTCAACGTTACTTCACTATCAAAAAGAGCAAGTTTGAAGGAATTACCTGTGGATGCAGTAAAATCATGTAACCCTTTTAGAATTTCAGTCTTAAATGATTTAACAATGCATTGTTCAATAGCCATAGTTTCTCCTTAATTAAGGTTGTGCGGATTCAAGAGGTATCCTCAAGACTCCGTCAAAATATTCACTTCGTCTTCTTCGTCCCTGTTGTTCAATAGCAAAGGCTTGCATTGCGTCTTGAAAAGATTGTTGGTACATCTGCAACATATCAGCAGGGCCTTTCAAAAACTTATAAGCTTCAACCAGGCATCCATAAAGAAGAACATCATTGCCGTTGGTACTCAACCAAGTTGAGCCCGACGCCCCCGCGTCCTTTAAGCTATCTGGCATCTTATTTAAAGCAAGTTCTACTGTAAATCCTGAACTTGGAGTAGGAGCGAGGTAAATAGTATCATTATCCCAGTTGCCATAATACTTAGGTACACCCGTTGTACTTCTATTCTTATTATATTCTGTAAGAAAAGACAAATCTTTTTGAATTAAAAACGTTCTGTTCGAAGCACTATCTAAAACCTGTATCCAATCAATACTAATAAAAGTGGTAGAAATATCACCAGGCATTGACAAAAAAGGATTACCTTTTGTTAAATTTCCTGTTTGATGACTGCGAGATACATCCAAGTCAATAGTCCTAAAAATACGTTTTTCTGTATTATCAATCATAGTGCCAATAATAGAATCTGTTAAGACAGTGCTTGTGACTTCCGTATAATTGCGGATATCTGTTTGAATTTCGCTTAAAGTAGCCATTATGCTAGTATTGTCACAGGTCCTGCGGACACTGAGCCTCCTCCAGCATCTCCAGTTAAGTTTGGAGCTGTGGGTGAAACAAAACTGTAAAAATTTGTATCAATTTTTGTAATGGTATATCCATCAGCTTCTTCTAGATCTGATTTAGGAATACCATTGGCAGCTATACAATCTCTAAATCTTACTACATCCCCTGTGCTACGATCATGACTTGGGGAAATAACAGTAACGGTTGTGTCACTGGCAGTTGTTCGAAAAGGGTTTAAAGGTAAAAGAACCGTAACAGCCGGCGCTGTCCTCGCTGGACGAGGATTACGTAAAGCTATAGGATCGGCTTTGACACGAAAAGGACCTAGTTGAGGTTGTCTAGGTTCAAATTCTGATGTGTGAACAATAGCACCATTCCATTCTCTTACCATTTCTAAATAGGGAAATGCCCAACCACTTCGGTCCGAGATTCTCAATGCATATTTACCTTTTGCAAATGACATTATACTCTCCCAATATATCCTCTTTCAGGAACAAGATGAATACTTGCCCTGGTTGCATCTTCCGCTGCAGCTCGAGCAAATTCTTCTTCATATACTTGTTTTAATAATTGAACACGATCAGGGGCTTTTTTCATAGCAATATAATATGCTAAGCCCGCGCTCATGCATGGTAAAAATCTAAATGGAACATCCGCTTCATTTTCATAAGCTCCTGCATCATCAATACGACGCAACCCATAGTATTTAAAGGTATAGGTTTTTGTATCATCAGGGGCTTGATACAAATAAAGAGTAGGTGTTAAAGTTCTTTCAAAATACCATTCTGAAGGTCGACCTGCCGTTGTTTTGACCGGCATATCCAAATAAGCCATTCGGCTAATGCGATCCACCGAATAATCAAATGAGCCATCGTTGATGACAGCGGAGAGTATATCAATAAGAGCTCGTTCTTCGGTTGACGAAAAACTATAACTTGGTTGATTGGCTACTAAAAGTTTTGAGCCTTGGGTAATTTTCCATAAGTTAAGGCCACGGTTCGCCCAATCCTGAAACATGATGTCCAGGGATCGTCGGGCCGTTTTTAAATCATAGCCTTTGCGTGTTTGTAATCCACAGCGTTCAAAAGCCTCTTCAATTATATCATCAATCTGAAGATTGAAGTCCGTAGTTCCTGAAGTCGCCATTTATCATCCTCGTTTTCTTCTCATTTTAGCAAATGTTTCCGCAAGGCGAGCTCGTTGACCAAGCTTTCCGCCTTTCTTAGCTGCTTTTGCTAAAGTTTTTTTAGGTATCTTTTTTCCTTTTTTGATACCTAACGAGCGACGAAGAGCGCCTGGTTTCTTAACCGCTTTTTGTATCCACTTTTTATCTGCCACCGGTTTTTCCATTCACTCCATTAAAAACCGTAGATGGTTGTTCTCCCATTTTAAGTCTTTTATGCATTGGAATATGTCCTTGTGGTTTAGAAGTAGATTTACCCTGTACCACACCTCGTGGTCCAACGGGCGTGCCGTAAGATTTAGTAGTTTTTGAAGATTGAACTGCAGCTCTTGTTTGAGCAGTTGAATCAAAATATTCTGGCATATTGCCCCCTTATTCTGTGTAGAAGACTACGCAGCCTGCTGTTTCCGCATCAGCATCTACGCATAGTCCGGTTTTAAATAATACTCCATCCGCTGGAATATAGGTATTTGCATTAGCGCCCGCAGGAATAACAAGATCCATAATTTTATTACCAGCGGCAATATCGCCAGTGGCTGCACAATCGTGAAAGGCGATGGTTGTCGCAGCAGCGTCTGCCGCCGCGTCATACCCTCTAAACCTTCCACGCTTTGCGCTAATTACGGTTTCATTATTTCCAGCAGTAGCATTTTTTGCAAAAACTAAAGTTGTCATAATGTTTTTCCTCTTAGGTTAAATATTAACTCCACGGTGTAACCATTGTGCCGCTACCATTTAAGGCGCACTGGATAAGCCAAATGTTAGCTCCAACAGCTCTACAATAAACGATTGAACCTCCTAGTCCACCTCGTGTACTGCCGTCTAAAGTTAAAGTATCAGTGCCGGCCGCATTAAATCCTTCCATAGAATTATCCCCAGTATCAACATACTGAGCAGTTCCTTGAAATACATCTGCTGTTGATCTACCTGCTGCTGTTCCAGCGTTCAAAGTAAAAGTTTCACCTGATAAATTTGTAGTTATTAAAAACGTATATTCCAGTCCAATTGTACTTAACGTATTTGGAGTTGTGTTTGTGTCTGAAACTATTTCAGGTAAATTGAAAACAGTTGTAGTGTTGCCAATTGTTACTGCTCTGCCTTGATATTTATCAATGCCTGTTACATCTGTTCCACCATCCACAGTGCCAGCACCTATTGCTTGCCCCATTACGTTTCCAGTTGCAATGAACCCCCTTAGGGTTCTTACCGGGCCATCAAATGTCGTTCTAGCCATATTATTCTCCTTTGGTCGTATAGACCATTATCGCTAC